TTGGATCTTTTCCGGACGCCATCTTGGCGGCGCGGTTAAGAATCTCAGTACGAAGATTCATCCCGGCTTTACCCATCCCCATCGGAGGAAGGGTCCCGTCCAGGTTATAACGCGCCGCAGCATTATTGATGGCGTCATCCGAAAGATCTTGGCCGCCACCCGCCTGATCCTTGCCAGCCTCTCGACGCTCCCTAGCTCCTTCAATGCCAACGCGCTGCTCTTCTAGACCAAGGCGTGCCTCACCTAGCTTTAGCTGTGCGCTCTGATAGGCTTCCTTCTCGGCACGATCTTCCTTCTTGCCAGCAAGGTTCTGAGCATCCTTATAGGACAGGCTATTCGCTCGTACTCGTACCGGATCGAAGTTCTGCGGAACTTGCGACTTCATGGCGTCCGAGACATAGCCGCCCGCAAAAAGGCTATCCAGGCCCTCGGAGTAGATTTTCTGGGCGATATCTCGCGCCTGCTGGGGGCTTTTGCCGGATGCCAGAGCTTCGTCATAGGCATTCAGAGCCGGATCGCGCACTATCGTTTGGATGTTCTTTTGAGCCTGCAGACCAGCTTCTGCTTGGTCTTTGCTGGTGATCGCCAGTTTTTCATCAATGGCCGCTTTTTGTGCGGTCATGCTCTGTGCTGCCTGAGGTGAAACGCGGGCGATTTTAAGCATGGCCTGAGCATTAGGCATGCCATCAGGCCCAAGATTGGAAGGATCGCTGTAGATCGCGGCTAGCGAGTTCTGGATGGCGCGCTGCTGCTGCATCTGCTGCGCTTGCTGACGCATCTGCATCATTTGCGCGATGGAGTTTAGGGTAATCGGCTGTGGCGGTCCCTGAACCCCGGAAAGCACGATAGACGGGTCGATGGGCATCGCTAGGCCCCCATGATGCCGGATGGTGCAAAGCTTTGGGTATAATCGGGCGTATAGGCGCTACTGGGGATGTTTGGCATCCCTCCGCCACCACCGCCAAAGCCACCCTGCATCTGATACATCAAACCTAGATTGCCAAGGCTACTCAGTGTGTTGCCCATGGTATTGCCAGCGGCCACTTGGCCAGCGGCCCGAGCATTGCCCGCGCCAGTGATGTTATTGCCGATGGCATTGGCGGTATTGGCACCGATCCCAGCCACTTGCCCAGCGGCGTTCGCACCCGTGTTTGAGATGCCCGAGTACATGTTATAGACCTGATTCTGCCAATTCGTATAGGCATTCAGGGCGTTGTAGTAGTCCTGATTGGCGAGGCCCTGGCCATAGCTCATTAGAGCCTTCATGGTATTGCCAGAATTGACACCACCGGTGGCGGCTGCCGAATTCTGGATGGCATTGATGCCCTGGCCAAGCTGCCATTGATAGCCCGGAGATTGCTGATATTGCTGCGCCCCGAATTGCTGGGTCAGCGTCGGCATCATACCCTGAAGGGTGCTTAATGCCGATCCGCCAGCATTGGTCCAGGGCGATAGCCGCTGGACGTTCTGGTTGTACATGTCAAGCTGGGCTTGAGTGGCCGCATTGGCCGCATTGGCCTGCGTTTGAGCGGCGTCTTGAGCGCCTTGGCCGGACATCACCCCGCCAACAATGGAACCAACTGCTGCTGCTGCAAAGCCCCAGGGCATGTCTCACCTCATTCGGCATCGGCCCCAGCCAAGATTCGGCGGAGTTTGATCATCTCAAGCGCTTCTTGCGCGCACTCTTCTCGCGTAACAATCGTGTGTTCTTTGGTCCCCGCGCCAGGATGAAACTGCATGGAGCGGACAGATGCGAAGTACATATCGAAGGTGATCAACTCATCTGATCGAAGGGAGCCACGAATGGAGTCAATCAAATTCGACACGATGAGCACCCTTTATGCACACGATGAGCGACATTCTGTCCTCTTTCGACGAATTTGTCACCCAGTGTTCACGGGAGTTATCGAAGGTATAAATCTGACCTGGAAGGGCAGAAAGGCTATAGCCGCGAAAGCAGAAGGCTTGTTCAGGATTGCCCATCAACTGAATGCAGAATTTGTCGTAATAGCGGGCATGCCAGCCTTGATCGACATGGGGATCAACCTGTCCCCCGGCCGGTATTCGGGTGATGAGGACGCCTCCTAAACGTTCGCCGCGTACCTCGCCCATCAGATCCATGACCAAATCCACGACTGCCGGGATCATTTCAGCTCCCGGATACCATACAGAGTCGTGTTCGTCGGCGAAAAACGACCGATCTCCGATGTACTTCGATAAGTCGTTATAGCGGACCCAAATATCGTCAATGGTCCGATGGGGCGTTCCGTAACCGTGGGTTCGATGGGTGTGCTGATTCCATAGCTCAGGATGAGCGGCTAATTGTTCCAAAGCACGTTCCACGTGGAACGTGGCTTTCAGCATACGGATAGGAGGCAGTTCAGCCATCTCCGATCGAAGCCCCCACTAGGCAAGTCTGGATCATCATCTCGCTCGAAATCTCGAAAATACGGTCCAGGCCACGATTCCGGCGAGTGGATCCGATACGTCTCCACATGACCCGATAGGCCGTTTCGCCGGTAGCTCCGGAAGATGACTGCATTTCATTCGACCAGTTATGACCGCCATCGTCCGACCATTTCAGGATGACGGGACTGGAAGTCGGCGAGGCCGCTACAACCAATATTTGGGTCGCTAGGGAGGAAAATCCTAGCCAAGTACCCGGATTTAGGGTAACGCCACCGGTGTTGTATCCAGTGATGCCATAGCGATGTACCGGTACCGGTGAGTAAGGCGCGTTGTAGTAAACACCGCCCCCCTGGACCGTATCCGAAGACATATAGGCGCCAAACGAAACAGCCGGACCTTGAGTTATGAACTGCTTGAGCTGGGCGCCATTGAAGGCATATTGAGGCTCTACCTCGACAAAGGCACCAAATGCATTCGTAGTCGCTGAACCCGTGTAATTCAGGCTGATGAAGCCCGTATTGTCTACGGTAATCTGAAGCGGGAATGTGTTGGCACCATAGGTGCCGGTGAAACTTTGAGAGCTGTTATATCCCATCGCATACCGATAGACATTAGAACCTAGCGTGATAACCACATTGCATGCACCAAGGGCGAAAGGATCGGCCTGATTGGTGATTTTGGTGGCCGTTCCTACCGCCAGGCCGGTTTGCATATCTACCTTGAGTGATTGCAGTCGTACAGGTTCCTGCATGGGCTTCTTCAATGCCCTCCACCTCCGCATCCACCGCTTAGGATTCGACGGCGGTGTCGTCGCCAGATCATTTGTGGGATACGTAAGATCAAGCACAGAAAGCCGCTGATTCGTCGAAGAACCGACCACATGCTGTTTGTTGAAGAAGGCATAGCAGGACGGGTCCCATCGGTTGTAAGACCCATTGATGAATTCACCTCGCTCATGCCATAGACCGATGGTCATGTCATAGACCCATGTGGCATTGCCAGATGGGAAAGTCAGTACATAAAACACATGACCGGCTTGCGTGTAGCAGAAACCAATCGCATCAGCGATACCAATGGAACTCATAGCCAGGTAACTTTGAATCTGATACTCGATGGCATGCGTTGAAATGCGTTGTTCCGAGTAGCCATTATTGACGTAAACCTGAAGGGAACCTTCATCCGACTGGCCTAGCCAAAAGATGTGGTCTTCGCTGGTAGCTACCGAGAAGGGCGCGACGCACCCTACATTCACATACGCACCGTCCATGCGTTGAAAGGCGAACCCATTAAGACCCGCGTTATTCCAAATCTCAATGGCATTTTCTTTCAGTACCCAAAGCTGACGAAAAAGCGTAAAGATCGCCTGAATATTGGTTGCATTCGAATCAGCGCTGGAAAAGTTGAGTGGGTCCCAGGTCGTCAAGTCGTTGAGGTTGGACTGATAGAACTGGTTCGTTCCGGCAATCCCTACGATGCCGAATCCATCCTGTTCGCAGGCGATCAATGGGAAATTAGGAATGGTCGTGATCTGTGCCCAAGCGCTCCCGCTCCATGACCATCCCTGGAAGCCATCGAAAACGGCGTACTGTCTTCCGTTGTCGATGATCGAGACAGGTCCCGATGCGGTATTCAAGTGACCAAGTGGGGTCACTACGCCGTTGATATCTATTTGGACGACTTGGTTTCCGAATACGGCTACAAGCTTCTTGTTGGAGGTCTTATGGATACCTCGCATCGGTCCAGATACCGCGCCTGAACCGCTATTGGTGAGGACTTGTAGAAGCTTCTGGCCGGGTATGGAGTAGAAACCGCCCACCTGCTTACCCTGTTTCGTCTCGACAACTTCAGGGTACAGGTTCATGCATCGATCATTGGCGAGATTCGATGAGAAGGATTGGTAGGTACCACCTAGGAAAGGCGTTTCCACGTTAACGACCTGCTGTCGAATCGCGGTAAATGTTGTAGGTAGGAGTCGCCCGGCTGACGATCTCAGGATCGTAATTGACGATGTTCTCGCGAATGTTGGTGCGCTTGATGTTACCTAGTGTCTTAGAGGCCAGTTCGCGTACATCCGGATCGAGCTGCGCATCGCGGAAGAACGGCTTCATCCATACCGCAAGGTTGCTGAAGATCGCAGCCTCATAGCCAGGCGGAAGATTGAGCGTCGCCGTCAAATTAGCGAAGTCGGTGAGCTGTAGGTAGGCATCGAAGTACAGCGTATTGCCCTGATTGGGGGTCGGAAAGACGTTGATGATGCCTAGAGGGAACTGGGGATCGTAGAAGATCGTATCCGGGATATTCGACGTATTGGTCAGCAATCCAATCATGTTCCAGCGATCACGTGGGATCACTTCCACCGGATAGCGGTTCTGGTTCTGATCCATGATGTACGCCGCCACGGGTCCTTCGATGATCTTCAGCGGACGTGTTCCATTCCATGTGCCGCTCGGACCAATAGTGTATTGGTTCACACCTACCTGTAGCGTGTAATTCTGCTCCTGAATGGCATAGCAGATGAGTGATTCATTTGACCACGAATCCATCATCGCATTCAAAAGCTGCAGGCCACGCTCAGCGTCCGCATCCGTTATGGTTTCGCCTGGTGCATACACACCAAGCTGTTCGAGCGCTGTCTGGATAAGACTCTGAGCGGTGGCCATGGCCTATTTCTCCATGATGAAGAGAACATCCATTTCGCACATCGCGAGAAGCGTCTCGCCGTTATGCTGAAACGGTTGCTGTGCGTACTTGCCGAACATGATCTGATCGCCTTCCTTAACTTGCATCGGTTGGCGAGATCCATCGTCATTTTTGCGTCCAGGACCGATGGAAACGACCGTACCGGCCATCGGCTTCTCTTCCTCGAGCTGGACCAGTACCAGTCCCCAGGACGTCAATGCTTCGGCCGGGAAGGGCTTGACGATGATGCGGTTATCGAGCGGTTGGATGCCCATCAGTCAGTCACCTTCATGTGATCGGTTTTCGGCTTACGCTTATATCCTTTGGGAGGTCCTGGTTTTTTGCGCGGTGGCTTATCAGATTCCGCCTGGATCAAAGGCATGCAAGGTACTTTGCCATGACCCATGGCCTTAGATTCTTCCTCGACCGAGTTCACTAAAAGTTCTTCTCCGTCCGGTGTGCGAATGAACTTCGGATACTCCTGAAACTCCGCATTCGGACCGGTAAATCCGAGAAGGGAAGGCGTGCCGTCCGCTGGGTAATACCCCCTTGATTCGTACCATTCCTGCTGATCCGGATCGACTACCGTCACATCAGGGAATCGATCGGATGTACCCGGAAATTCCACTTCTCCCGGTTGAGGCTTGTAATTTCGTGGCCAAACCTCTTGCGCCAAACCTTTGACGAAGGCCGGATGCTTCATCACTTTCGGGTAACCGGCTTGCATGGTCTAACCCTCCTTCATGCGAAGATTGCGCTGCATGCGACGCTCACGCTTCTCACGGGCAGCTTTCATCTTGTGATACTGCGTAGTCGGTGATTGCATCGATCGTTCTCGACCGTAATGAACAGGCGGCTTGTACCCAAATAGGTTTATCGCCAAGTCCATCGCGATGTTAGAGATGACATTGAGGCGGCTCATTCTTTGATAACCGAAATAGCAGATTCTTCCTCGGCGTTATGCACGACCTTATCGCCGACCATCTTCGGATATTCCTGGGGTACATAGGCATCGCCCGAAAGTTCCTTTTCGTAGCCTTCCAGCTTGTCCTTGATCTCGCCCCATTCCTTTTTGGCCTCGACAGCCAGGTCATGAAATTCCGTTTCCACAGTCGCTTCAATGAGTTTCCAGAGATTTTCCACGGTAGTTACCTCTCAGGCGTATACGGGAAAGATAATGGGATCGGACCAGTCGCGTTCCTTACCTTCGCGGATCTTTATGGCGATCGCATCGCGCAACCGCTGGGCTTGTTCCTCGATCATGGCTGGGCCAACGTCAATCGAGGTTTCATTACCCGTCTTTGGATTCCTTGCCAAGACACGAACATGGTAGAGCTGCTGTTTCTGCATGGCTGATCCTCAAAGAAAAAGGGCCATATCCCCACTGCGAGATATGGCCCTTTAAGTCTACGTCATTTTCACGGCTTGATGAGGTTCAAGCCCTTGAGGATGGCAACAAGGTCTCCAACGGTGTACTGGGTAGTACCTACACCACCAGTCGTGGCGCTCTGCGAGTTTAGAGCCTGACCAGAGCCAACCGTCTGGACGGTTGAATAACCAGTAGGCGTGGCCTGCGGAACGCCCTGCGACAGACCATAGAACCCGATGTTGTCCGTCGCGCTGGCACCAAGGACGGTACCAAGCGAGTTCTGGTCGGAGAGCTG